TATGATGTCTCTAGCGAACGAGGAATGTCAAGAAAGCTATGGTTATGTGGAGAATGCACAGATAATAAGACTAGATATTATTATATGTATATTACAAAGAAAAATGTATTAAAGAAATATAATGGTTCTTTTTATGCAAATACAAAATCAGATTTTGAAACTGATATAAAGGATTATAAAAGCTTAGGTATTGTTTCTTAAAACACCTAATAAAAATGTATCTATTTACTACCTCAATATATTTTATTTTTTACAGGAGGTAATAATATGTGCAAAAAAGAAATTTGTCCTATTGATAAATATCTTGATGACGAAGAAGACCAATCATTCGATGATGTTGATAGTGATTATCCTTGTGATAGTTGTAGTGACAGAGATTTTTGTGATGGTTGGGAAGCAAGATATTGCTGTACTCTTTGTCATTGGTATTCTGATGAACCAGATTGCGATGATTGTGATCCGATGGACATTTAAAAATATTAGAAGTAGTCTAAAAAAGATTACTTCTTTTATTTTTTATAAAAAATATGAAAATTTTATCATTTTTTTATTATTTTAAACACCTAATTATATTGTGTGGTTCCCCAAACGAACTAAAAAATCAAAATATTATTTTTTTTGAAAAGAAAAAACATAATATTAATTGCTTTTAAAAGAGCTCAGACTTATTTCATATAAAAGAATATTTTTTGGAAAATACAGATTAGTTGAGCCTAAGCAAAATTTTTATTGAAAGGATACAAAGTTGATTATGAAGATGAATACATTAACACTAAAGAAACATATGCATAACCTTCCCAACAAAATGCGATTATTGCCTTTTGTTTTTTCAGCACAATCAAATAATGTATTTAGTCCTCAGAAACGACTTTTATAAATTTTAAGGAACTAACTGTTTTTTTAAATACAAAGAGATTTCCAATCGGAGTATTGGAGATATTACAGTTATCCTATATAGGTATTTTTAAGTGGACTAAAATGTCCACTTTTTCTTTTCTTATAATTGGTATGTTGAACTGTGGCGTTGGTGAAATTGGTAGACACACTAGGTTGTGGCCCTAGCTTTTACGGGTTCAAGTCCCGTACGTCACCCCAGAGTTGAGCATATCAGTTATAATATAATTCAGGGTGTCGTTCAATGGTAGGATGTGGGCTTTGGAAGCTCAGAATATTAGTTCGATTCTAATTACCCTGACCAAATGAGGGACGTGGTGAAATAGGTAGACACACTATGCTTCGGAGATGACGTAGCTATGTTGAAGAAGAAAGGCGACACATAGTCAAGCTACAATGAGTGTCGGTGGAAGTTCAAGTCTTCTCGCTCCTCCCAAAATAACTAATAATACTTAGTGGTGTAACAGGAAATATTTATAGAGTGCACATATAGATTTTCTAAAACAGCACATCAGTAGGTGAACTGAAGGTCTGGTGAAAGCCCAGCTAAGTAATTTCTTAATGCCTTTGTGGTGAAATTGGAAAACACGCCAGACTCAAACTCTGGTGCTGTAACAGGCTTGTCGGTTCGATCCCGTCCAAAGGCACCAAAAATAAAAAAATGTCCCAAAAGTTATATAGTTTTAGTGACAAAAAATTAATTTTAGTATCACTTTAGTGTCATTTAGTGTTAAAAATGTCGCAAAAGTTATATAATATTTGCGAAAAAAATGTCTCTTTCGTTTAATGGTAAGACGTTGCTCTCATAAGGCTTTCATATCAGTTCGATTCTGATAGGAGATACCAATAAAATAAAAAAATTATAAAAAAATCTTCTTGTGGTGGAACTGGTAGACACGACGGTCTAAGAAGCCGTTATCGAAAGATGTGAGAGTTCAAGTCTCTCCAGGAAGACCATATATCTAGATGTGGTGTAGTTTGGTAGCACGCCTGATTTGGGATCAGGAGGGAGACGGAAGTCCAGCGCAGGTTCGAATCCTGCCATCTAGACCAAAATAAAAATATTTTAAAATTAATAGAAAGAAGTTATATGGAATATTTGTATAAATGTCTAAAATGTAATAAAGAAATGTTTGTAAAATATGGTTCTGGTAAATTTTGTTCTAGATCTTGTGCTAACAGTAGAAATCATTCCGAAGAAACTAAAATTAAAATTTCTAAGTCAGCTGCAAAAACTTTTAAAGGTTTATCTAAATATGAACCAAGATATTGTATTGAATGCAATAAAATTATTTCCAAACGAAACGAAACTGGCTATTGTTATTCTTGCAACTTAACTTCTCCTGCTTTAAAAGAACGTAGAATTAAAGCTGGAAAAAAAGGTTATGAAACATCTAAAGCAAATGGAACACATTGTGGTTGGCAAACAAGAAACATTTCTTCTTATGCTGAAAAATTCTTTGTCAAAATTTTAAATGTAAATAATATTAAATTTTTAAGAGAATTTGTTGTCAGAAAAGAAGATGGAATAAATAATTATTTTTTAGACTTTTATATCGAAATTAATAATATTAAATTAGATTTAGAAATAGATGGTAAACAACATACTTATCAAGAACGTATAAAATCTGATTTAATTAGAGATAAATATCTTAGTTCATTGGGATATACTATTTATAGAATAACTTGGAACGAAATAAAATCTATAAAAGGTAAACAATTAATGAAAGAAAAAATATCTCAATTTATTGATTTTTACAATAACTTACAAAAATAAAGAAAGAGAGGAGCATTGTTATGTTATCAGACTTATGCGACTTATATGACTTATGTAAATTAAATAAATTAATAATTGCTCCTGTGGTGAAATCTGGGTAGACACATCGTCCTTAAAAGGCGACGCTTATGGCTTGCGAGTTCGAATCTCGTCGGGAGTACCAAAATGCGTCGGTGTCGGAACTGGTATACGAGACGGACTTAAAATCCGTTGCCCTTTGAGGATTGGGGGTTCAAATCCCCTTCGATGCACCATTAAAGAATTTTCATATTTTTAAATATATAATATATAATAATAAGTAAAGGAGAATAAAAATATGGTTAATTATTTTACAGTGACTATTTTCTAACGAGCTAAGGCTCCAAAGGAGATGATCAATTATGAGTAGAAGCTATAAAAAACATTCATTTGCTGGTGATAGTAAACACAATAAAAATCTTGCCAATCGTGTTGTAAGAACAAGAATGAAAAGAGATTTTGATTTTACTATTCAAGGAAATGCTTATAAAAAACTTTATGAGCGTTGGGAAATTTGTGATTATTGGTTTTTCTGTCCATTTTCTGATTATATTAAATCTTATTATAATTATAATAAAGAAGATGGCTTATATTATGATAATTTAAGAAGTTACAGAAGACGTGAAGTTAAAACATATACAAAATCTCAAATCTATAATGAATGGGCTAAATTCTACAAAAGAAAATAATTAAGAGGAAATGAGGTGATACTATGGATTTAAAAATCTATGCTTCGGTAATCGAAGGAAAAGCACAAAATCAAATCTATGAATTAGCAAAAACAGAGGTCTTTAAAAATTCTAAAATTAGAATTATGCCAGATGTTCACGCTGGTAAAGGCTGTGTTGTAGGATTTACTGCAAAGCTTGAAGATAAAGTAATTCCAAACGTCATAGGAGTAGACGAGGGTTGCGGTGTATTAGTTGCAGAACTCGGAAAAATAGATATCAATTATAAAAACCTTGATAATTATATTAAAGAAAATATTCCATTTGGCTTAAGAGTTAATTCTACAATTCAAAAGGAATTTGACTTAACACAACTATATTGCTATAATGAATTAAAAAACGTAAATAAACTAAAATTATCCTTAGGCTCTCTCGGAGGAGGCAATCATTTTATCGAAGTTGACACAGATGATAAAGATAATAAATATCTTGTAGTTCATACAGGCTCTAGAAATTTAGGACTACAAGTTGCTTCACTTTATCAAAAGAAAGCTATTCATTATTGTCACGTTGATGCTTTAAAGAAAAAACAAGGAGAACTTGCAAAAGAATATAAGGCTCAAGGTAGACAAGCTGAAATTTCTGATGCTATCAAAGAATTATATAAAGAATGTCCAGAATATTCTTTACCAGATGATTTATGCTTCTTAGAAGGAAAGTTAGCTGAAGATTATTTACACGATATGAAAATTTGTCAAGTATTTGCAAAAGAAAATCGTGCAAAAATTGTAGAAAAGATTACTTCATTTTTAGGAGTTTATAAATTTAATTCGTTTGAAAGTGTTCATAACTATATTGACGATGAAAATGTAGTTAGAAAAGGAGCTATTTCAGCTCATAAAGGTGAAAGAGTAATTGTTCCATTAAATATGAAAGATGGTTCAATTATCGGTATTGGAAAAGGTAATGCTGATTGGAACGAATCTTGTTCTCACGGAGCAGGAAGAGTAATGTCAAGAAGTGAAGCTAAAGCCAATTTATCTTTAGAAGAATTCCAAGAAACTATGAAAGGAATTTATTCTACAACTGTATCTATTGATACTATTGATGAAAGTCCAATGGCATATAAAAATGCTTGTGATATTTTAGATCTAATTTCAGAAACTATTGATGTAGAAAAAATCATTACACCAGTATATAATTTTAAGGCTTCTGAATAAACACCTAATGTGTGTTAGAAAGGGTGATAATATGTTTTATTGCAAGGTAACTTATTCTTAGGGACTTAGGCTCCCAAGGAGTTGATAAAAATGAGTAGAAGTTATAAAAAACATCCTTATTGGGGACAAAAGAAAACTAATAAGGATACTGCAAATCGTAAAGTTAGAAGAAGAACTAATAGCGATTTTGATTTAGTCGTTAATGGTGGTTTATATAAGAAATTGTTTGAACAATACGACATTAGCGATTATGGATGTACTTGGTCTTTTGCTAGATATCTTTCTTATTATAGATATAATAAAGCAGATGGATTGTATTATGATGAAAGTTATATCAATGGATATTCACTATTTGGAAAATACACAAGAAAACAATTATATATTCGTTGGTATGCAGAATATAAAAGAAAATAATTAAAAGGCTGGTGGTAAAACACTAGCCTAGCATACCTAAAAAGTTTACTTACTGGTTAAGTAAAATTAAGTAAAAAAGTAAACTAATAAAATTTTAGTAAAAAATAAAGAATTTTTAATAAAAAGGAGTTGACGACGTATGAAACGAAAACAAAAGCGTAGTCGAAAACAAAATGTAAATAGTAATAAATGCGTCGTTAGCCAAGCGGTATGGCAATAGGCTTTTAACCTATATACCGTCGGTTCGAATCCGGCACGGCGCACCAAATGTGTTCCTGTAGGCTAATGGATAAACCACCGGGCTACGAACCCGGAATTGCACGTTCGAATCGTGTCAGGAACGCCATAATGCGCTTGTAGCTTAATGGTAAAGCACACGACTTTTAATCGTGGTTATGAGAGTTCAATTCTCTTCAAGTGCACCAATTATGCATTGGTAGTTCAATTGGTAGAATACTTGACTCTTAATCAGGATGATATGGGTTCGAATCCCTTGCAATGCACCAAATAAAAAATGGGGTTGTGGTGAAACTGGTAGACACGCTATCTTTAGACGGTAGTGCTGTAAAAGGCGTACGAGTTCAAGTCTCGTCTTCCTCACCAAATAAAAATATATCACGTTGTTAGCTAGAATGCTTCTCCGCCTTCGTACGTTAAGCTTAGGCAAGCATCATTTATACCAAATCAATTGTTAAAAGTGAAACAGGTCAGGACTGAAAAGTAGCAGCCTTAAACTTATTAATGATGTGGTTTGGTTTTTATTTTGCCTTTTAATTAAAACATAAGATTAGTTGTAAAATTAAAAAATAATGGAGGAACGAATGAAACGTTTAATTTTAATTGATGGAAACAACTTAATGTTTAGAGCATATTATGGAACTGCTGCAATGGGTAATTTAATGAAGACATCTTATGGCTTCTATACTAACGCAATTTACGGTTTTATTAAGATGGTAAATAACATTATTTCTGAAAAACCTTATGATGCTATTTTAGTAGCTTTTGATGCAGGTAAAAATACTTTTAGACATCAAATGTTAGATAGTTATAAGGCCGGTCGTTCTGCAACACCAGAAGAATTCAAAATGCAAATTCATTATATTAAGGAGTATTTAAAGTTTGCTAATATTAAACAATATGAAGCAGATGAAATTGAAGCAGATGATATTGTTAGTGTTGTTGCAAAGAAAGCCTCTTTAGAAGGATATCAAGTAGATATTTATTCTAATGATAAGGATTTATTGCAATTAGTAAGTGATAATGTAACTGTTTATGCTTCAAAGCCTAAGGGTGTAATGGAAAAATATGATTATGATCACTTTGTTGAGGTTTATGGTATTACACCAACTCAATTTATTGATTTAAAAGCTTTAATGGGTGATAAATCAGATAATTTACCAGGAATTGATGGTATTGGTGAAAAAACCGGAATTAAGTTATTAAAGGAATATGGTTCTATTGAAAATCTAATTGCGTCTGTAAATGAATTAAAGGGTGCATTAAAAGTAAAGGTTGAAACTAATAAGGATATGGGGCTTTTATGTAAGAAGATGACAACTTTGGTATCAGAATATGATTTGCCATTTACTTTAAATGATTTAATTATAGCTGAACCTAATATGATTGAACTTAAAAAGTTTTATCAAAAATTTGAATTTAAAAGTTTATTATAATTTTTAGGAGGAAAGTAATATGAATTATAATTATTTTATGATTATCGGCAAAAATACAATTGATTATTCTAAAACTGATGATGCAAGTAAGCTTAGACTTGAAGTAATTAAGGATACATTCCCTAATACTGATAATAAGCCAAGAATTTATGAAATTCAAGTTTCTAATCAAGCTTTACAAGATGCTGTTAAGAATTTAAAACTTTCAATAAATCAAACTGTTGCTGTAAAAGGTAAAATTGATTTTGCTTCTACAGGTCAGTATGTTTTAGTTGCCGAAAGAATAATGATTGCCTAAAGGTTAAAGGACTAAGTAAATGCTTAGTCTTTTTTCATTTTAAACACCTAATATATTAGTAATTTTATGGAGGAAATATTATGAGAGTAATGTTATTTTGTAAGAAAAATAAGCCTAATTTATATAGAAGATATAATTTGTTTGATAGAACAAAATATCGTTATATTTTAGGAGATAACTATGCTACTCCTCGTTCTTTAACTGAACAAGTTGATAAATTAAATGGTTTTATTACCGCCGAAAGTGAATTAAAGGTTGAATTCAATGAAGGTAAGTATAAAATTCATCTTGATGACTTAAAGATTTTAGATAAGCTTGATAATTTAATTTATTATCGTCGCAAAGAAAAGATGTCATTTTGGAACCCTTGGGCTGAAGGTGAAACTGTAGATGATATTCCTAATGAATGGGAAGATACAGAAACTTATACTTCAATTTATAGAGCACCTTCAACTTCAATGTTAATTTATAAACTAATTGATAAAAATAAATATGAAGAAATTTTATTAATTTCAGTATCACCAGAGGAAATGATAAAAATTTTAAACAGAGAAATTAATTTTCTTGCTTTAAAAACATTACCCAAACAAATTATAAAGAATATATAAAAAGGAGGTTTTTATGGATTATCCAAGATATATAAGAACTAATAAAGAAGTAATTGATACAACTACTAAATATTTAAATTTTGTTTCTAAAGAAGAATTTGAAAGACAAAGAAATTTAGAAGAAAGTGGAACAATTGTTTCTTACATTGAAAATGATATATGGTATTGCTATTGTGAAGAAGATGGAACCATTTGGAAAGAAAAAATTTTAAAATCTTCTAATGATTTAAAAGAATTATGTGATGCAATTATTTATGTGGTAAAGGACAAACCTTTTCAAGATAATTATCATAAATATCATATTGATAATGTAGAATCTTTTGTGTGGAATACTGGTAATAGAGAAATTGATGATATGTATGGAGCTATTTGGAGTAAAACTATATCTGGAGTTCCTATTTTAATTCCAGTTGCAATAGTTATTCGTACTTTACAAAAATTAGAACTATTAAGTTATCCTGTTAAATTATAGAGAAAATAAAAATGAAAGCAGATGATAAAATGCCTTATGTTGCAAAATATGTTAAGTTAAAAAATGGTAAAATAATAGATGTTGGTGATTGGACAGATGACGGTGATTGCTATCATAAATGGTTTGACGAAGATGATAAACGTCTTTTATTTAAAGATGAAATAATTAAACAAGCTGATAATATAAGTGACCTTTGTAATGGTTATTGGTGGGAAAATAAAAATTACGAAGATCCAATTTTTAATTCAAATATTCATATTGCAAAAGAACGCTTAGAAAAGTGGCTTGAAAGTGATAAAACATTAAATGCCAATGCTGTAGCTGATATTACTGTTTACGGAAGCACATATACAAAAGGTATTGGTTGGACACACGTTTCTCGATTAATTATTACTAATGAAGGCATAAAAGAAATATTATTATAAAAGGGATGAAAATTCAACTGAAATTCGGTTGAAATTTAAAAAAACAACCAAAAACGGTTGAAAGTTAATAAGAGGTGAATAAAAATGCTTACTAATTATGTTAAAGTTTTTAAAGAATTCAAATCGATTGGAGATATGATGACACCAGAAGAAAGATTACTTTTTTATTGACTTGACTTTCTGCAAAATAATACAAATTTTAAACATATATCCGTAAATAGCGAAAACATCACTTTTGAAAGTAGAAATAGAAAATTCAAATTAACAGTTAATGAAGATTATTCGTTTGAATTGTCTTATTATTACAACAAACTAGTATTATATAATAGTGATAGAAGTAATGATTATTCAACTCCTGATGATATAAATACAAATGCAATTACAGGTGATTTTATCACTTTAAGAAATTGGTTTAAAAAGAGAAATTACTTGAAAGGAAAAAGATAAAAATGAGTTCAATTAAAACTGATGTAAATTGTTTTACAGCATTAGATCTACGTTATGCTAAAGGAAGAGCTAAAACCTGGGCATTAGAAGATGTAATTCTTAAATGCTTATATAATACTAAGCCTGAACACGCACGTTATCTTAAATTAGAAGATATTTCTTTAATAAGAGGTAGTGATAAAGATACAGAAGAAGAATTAATCATTCCTTTTGGTTATCAATTTAGACTTCCAAAAACTGAAATTGATTTACACATTGTTAAAAAGAATGGAAAACTTTATATAACAAGACCAGATGATTTCGGTTACGGTTGGGATGATGTAGAAGAAACTGTTATTAAGTTCATTTTTGAACAAAAGAAAAGAGGCAATCTTTATTATCAAACCAATTTAAATGACGAAAAATACAAATTATAATAAATATTTTTAGTATGCTATGTATGGATGAAAGGATAAGAATAAAAAATGAAAACAGATGGCCTTAAAGAAGTAGTTGATGCAATATTAGATAATTGTGATATATCTGATTTAGAACAATTAAACGAGAAACCTCGGCCATTCAATTCCTGAGATAATAATTTTTAACGGAATTTTTTATGATATATCACAAGAAAGGAGAATAATATATGAAATTAGTTCACAACTTCATTTATAAACCAAATAAATATGAATCACTAATGCTAGGTTATTTAACATATGCTAGTGCTAGATTATATAATGTTAGTTTATATGAAAGATATGAATATAAAAAGCTTGGTTATGAAGCTATGCCTAATTGGTATGAGCAAAAAAAGAAATTGAAAAATGATATATGGTTTAAATCATTACCATCTCAAACAGCTCAAGATGTATTACAAAGAGTTGATGAAGGATTTAAATCATATTTCAAATTATTAAAAACAAAAGGAATTAAAAATCCTCACGGCCCTAACTATAAGAAAAAGAATTATCATTACAATATTAAATATTTAAATAATTCCTTTAAGTTAATCGATAATAAAATTAGGTTAATGATTCCAAAAGGATTAATAAATCATTTAATAGAAAAAGGTTATGAAATTAAAAATAAGTTTTTATTTATTAGATTAAATAAGGAAATAAATAACATTAAGCAAATTGAGATTAAATATATATCTGATAATGAATATGAATTTAAAGTCATATATGAAATTGATGATGTAGAAATGAAAAAAGATAATGGCAGATATTTAAGTATAGATATGGGTATTAATAACCTTATAACAGCTTATGATAATAAGGGTTATTCTTTTATTATCAAAGGTAACTCATATCAAAACACATTATATTATTACAATAAAAAAATATCATATTATCAATCTCTAGAAGCTAAGTTTAAAAATATATCTAAAGATATTAATAATGTTTCAACAAAAAGAATAAAAAAACTTAATATTATTAAAAAAAGAAAAATAGAATATATATTACATACTTCAACTAGAAGAATAGTAGATTACTGTGTTGAAAATGAAATCAACACAGTAATAATAGGTGATATAAAAGGAATAAGAAAAGATAATGATATGGGTAAAATCAATAATCAAAAGCTTCATTCGTTACCATTTAAGCAATTCTATGATAAATTATCATATAAATTAAAAATGAAAGGTATATCATTAATATATCAAAAAGAGTCATATTCTTCTGGATGTTCACCAACATCACCTGATGTATCAAAGGAATATTATAATAAAACTAAAAGAATCAAAAGAGGATTATATAAAGATAATAATATGATTTATAATTCTGATTCAGTAGGTGCATATAATATTATGAGAATATATAGAAAAGAAAAAGGCATAGATATAACTATGCCAATAAATGGATTATCGAATCCCAAAATAATAAATGTATCTGTGTAACCTAGAAATAGGTAGCAGTATTGGGCTGGAACGGCCCGGAGGAGTGATGGCTTACCATCATATAATCGATGCTTGATAATTTAATTGTCGAGTAGTTCACATAAAGTTTGTTACTGGTGTCCTGAATCATTTGATACAACAGAACAAGCATTACAAGTTATATTTGAAATAATGCGAGGTAAGAAAAATGAATAATAATCTTTCATTAGGAACTAAAGTTATTTGTAAAGGATTTTTAAAGAAAAATAATAATTATATTACTCACAATAAAGAAGATCAAAAAGCATTATGCAAATTATATAATAAGCCTTTTAAAGAAAGTGAAAGTGGTTATTATGATAGTCTTGGTAATGGAGTAGATTGGGAAGAACAAATAAAAGTAAGAGATTTTATTGAAAAAGAATTTACTGGTTTTATTTGTGGTAAGAAAAAACTTCATTCAACTATCTATCCAACTGTTTGTTATGAATCTTATACAGGCAATGAATATGATGTTGTATATAAAGATAATTACATAGATTGTTATGAAGTTTGTATTGAAAATAAAAATAAAACGTGGGGAAAGAGATATGTCCCTATGAATAAGGTTACTGAGGTGTTATCAAACGAAAATTAAAGCAGTGTTATATTGTTTTAAAGAAAAGCCTATGTTTCCCAGAAGTGTTACATACAAAAATAGTGAGATAGGTGATTGGTATGTTAAAAATAACTCATATAAAAAGATACGGTTTAGACTCGGATGTTGTATGGGATGAAAAAAAGAATGCATATTATCGTAGAGGACGTTACTTTTCTTGGATACATAGAATAAACTTTGTAAGAGATGGTTTACATTATTCTATACAATTAGGTGATAACGAAGGTTTTGACGATGAGTCTTCTATAGAACTAAGATGCAAAGAAGATAAGTCATTTTATAAGATACTTGGTTATGGCACTCCTGCAATGATAGAGTTATTATTTGATTGGAATTGGGAAACTAACGGAACTACATACCAAACTTTTCCTGTTAATAAATTAGAAACTTTTATATTTGGAGGCAAGTAATATGAATAAAGTGGAAAGCAATAAAACTTTATGCGATTATTATAATGAAATAGTATATAAAATTAATCAATTAACTGAAATGTGTGGTAATGCAGATGAAGCTATTAAATTAAGAGATGACATATTTGATATGTTCGCAGTGAAATTTTCTGAACCTTTAGATGACATTACTGAATTACAAGAGAAATTAGGTTGTCCAGTAGATGTGTTTTTGGGATTAGCAACTCATAATATTACTGAAATCTATATTGAATATGATGATTTTAGTGGAAATTATGCAAGTCCTTATTGTACTGATGAAGATATTGTCGTAGCTTATGTGGCAGGTATTTATGATAACAATGAAATTAATGGTTTAAGTAAACCGGAATGGAAAATTGAAACAAATATGGGAACATTTCCATTAAGTGATTACAAAAAACATTTTTGGTTAAAAAAAGATAAGAGTGAATAAAAACTATAAAAATAAGAAAACTAAGGAGGAACAAATATGACTCAAGCAGAAATGGTTAAAAAGCTTAATGATGAAACACATTATGGAATGCTTAATATTACAAAGGTTTTAAAAGCTACAAATGAAGATTATGAGCTTGCAAAAAAGGTTATAAAATTATGTTCATCAAATTATCAGGAACTTGTTTGTGAAATTGTAAAACTACGAGAAGAAGTAGTTTTTTTAAAGAAACACACTAGAATTTATTTATAAAAAACTAAAAACACCTAATTTAGCATATTAATAAAAAAGAAGGTGGAATTATGAGTAAAGCATCATTTGAATTATTTAGAGGTGAATTAATAGGAGCTGGTTTATATAAAACATTAGACGCACTTTCATTAGCTGAAAAAGCTCACGAAGGTGTTATGAGAAAAGATAAAGTAACTCCTTATATTGAACATCCTATGAAGGTTGCATCATTATTATTTGATGCTGGAATTAGAGATGAAAATGTTTTAGTAACTGCAATTTTACACGATGTTGTAGAAGATACTGAAATTTCGTTATTAGATATTTCAACAAAATTTGGTGACGAAATTGCTGCATCTGTTAAAAAATTAAGCAAACCTTCAAATTATAGTAATGATAATTATTATGCTGGTATTCAAAGTGATCCAGTAGCTGTTTTAGTAAAACTTGCGGACAGAACTCACAATTTATCAACATTTTCAGTTTTCAGTAAAGAAAAGAAAGCTGAATATATCAAAGAAACTGAAGAGTTTGTTTATCCACTTATAAAGTTTGCTCAACACACATATTATAAATATGCAAGTCAAATTCGTTTATTTGATTTATGGATTGAAACAGTTGTTAATACTGTTAGTCCATTCTTAAAGAATATTGAAACAAATAAAGGCTAAGAAGTTCTTAGTCTTTTATTTTTAAACACCTAATATATTAAGAAAAAGAGGAGACATTATAATGTTAAATTTTAAAAGTGATGGTAAATATCTTACTGATGAAATGCAAAATTTCATTCAAATTGGAGATTATATTGAAGACGAAAATGGAAAATTTTCACAAATCACTCCAAATCATATTATTTTAGATACTGAACCACAAGAATATGTGAATTATCCTGGTGGCTTTGAATATCACAGATTTAATTGCTTTAAAAATTGTAAAGCTATTTGGAGAAAATGTTATATCACAAAAAACATTCCATTAGTATATCGTTATTTAGGAGAAACTGAATTAATACTTCCTATAATTCGCTTAGAAAATGGAGAATTTGTTTTTACCCCAATAGCTCAATTTGTTAATGAATAAAAAATAAAAGAGGTGTTAATATGACAATTGGTTTTTATCCAGGCTCATTTGATCCTTTTACAGTTGGTCATTTAGAAATTGTAAAAAAGGCAAGTGATTTATTTGATAAAGTTTATGTTGGAATTGGTATCAATCCAGATAAGAAAAGACATTTTGATACTGAAGAAATGAAAAAGGCTATTGAGAAAAGTGTTAAAGAATATCATTTAGATAATGTAGAAGTTATTATTTATGATAATCTTACTTCTGACAAAGTTAAGGAATTAAAAGCTGATTATATTATCAGAGGCATAAGAAATAATATTGATTATAATTCAGAAGAAACCTTAGCTCAAATAAATTATGAATTGACAAACGGAATTGATACATTATATTTAAGAGCTGGTAAATATGGCTACGTTAGTTCAAGCTTTGTAAGAAATTTAATGTCTTTCAAAAAGCGTTCTTATGATTATTTACCTATACCTGTAGGTGAATTAGTAAGAGATGGTAAATACAAGTTATAAGGAGAAAAATATGAAATTATTTAAAAGATGTTGTTTGCTTTTTGCTTTCTTATTTGGTTTTACTTTATTAACTTCTTGTGACAATTCATCTACAGATAATAATTTATCTACAAATAGTAATTTATCTACAAACGATAATAAAGAAATCAATCTTTTTATTAGCGATGAAAAAGATGATTTTTCAACTCCTTTGAATTCTAAATACGAAAACGAAGAAATAAGACTTTCATTTAAAGCTCCAAAATGTAGAAAAGAAACCAATTTTTCTTTAGAAATTGAATTTGAAATCACTAATTTAACAAATCAAACAAAAGAATATAAAATAAAGGATTTCAAAATTATTAGAGAAAAAACAAATATAGAATATACAGTAAATTTATCATTACAAACTGCAAAATTAGAACCAGAATTGACTGAAAATTTTAAAGTTTCTTCAATTATACCAGCTTCAATTCAAAACAATAATTACAAATTAGTACTAGAAATTAATAACTATAAAATAATTTATTTTCTTTACGATAAGCCTGACGAATTAAGAAAAGATAAAAGTGTATCTTTCTTTATTGATGATAAAATAGTTGATTCTATCATTGTAAAAGAAAATAGAACAATTCCTGAAAATTTTGTTTATGAAAGTTCTGATAATTTATATTATTGTAATGAATGGTATTTAGATCAAAATTGTAAAAATAAATTTACAACATCAAGATTAATTAAAAATGATACTATTTTATATGGAAAATTAAAATCTTGCTTTAAATGGGATTATTGTAGTAACAATGTAGATTTTCTTAGTAAAGTCGAACACGCTTTTTCTAATGAAATTTTAATTATCCCAAGAAAGCATCTAAATAATGATATTTGTTTGAATTCTTATGCTATCTCTGATTTAAAAGTTAATGCAATTTATATACCTAAAAATATTATAAATATTTATCCAAACAATTTTAGAAATATAAATGGAGCATCTATATATTTTGAAGGTTCTATGGAAGAATGGAAAACATTATTTTATTGTTGTAGCGTTGTAACCACAAACGTAAGATATAATATTAAATATCCGAACTAAAAGGAGGATTTATGAATAAAATTTTAGGAATTATTGGGCGACAAGGCTCTGGTAAAACAACATTAGCAAAATTATTAACTGATACTTATGATAATTATGTATATTTAGATGCTGATGAAGTTGTTAGAAATATTTATAAAAAGCCTGAAGTTGTAGATGATTTTTGTGCTCACTATGGCTTTGAAATTGTTAGTTATAATAAAGATGCATATTATAGTGCGTACATTGATACTAAAAAACTTGGGAAAATTGTTTTCAATAATAAAAAAGAAATGGATTGGCTAAATGACTATATAAATCCACTTATTGATGCTGAAATTGAGAACTTTATTAATAGTCAAAATAATAAAATTATCATTATTGATTGGGCATTATTACCTGCTACAAAATTAATTCAAAAATGTAATGTAATTTGGCAATTAAATATTCCTTATGAAATAAGAAAAGAAAGAGTTTTTTTAAGGGATAATATTGCTGCTGAATATTTTGACCAAAGAGAAGCAAGGTATCCTGAATTTACATATAATTTTACAGCTAAGCTTATTGAATTTGATCAAGAAGCATTAAATAATTTAAAATTTTCTATTGCACAAGGTAATAAAAACATATTATAAATTATAAAAAAGGGGGGTTGATTAATGCAACCAAAATCATTTTATTTTAAAAAGTCTCTTATAGGGGCTAATTATCAAATATACATTAACTTCATAAATGAACGTAATGAAGTTAAAAGTTATCCTGTTTTAGATCTTCCTGCCGGTTTAGAATTAAATAAAGAATATAGTTTTGAAAGTTCTTTTGATAATTTTAATAAGTATTTTTCTAAAATGGTAAATGATTATAAACCATTATATGCTATTGCTTTTTATGAAATGTATGATTTCAAAAGCTTAACAGGTATAGTTGGAGATAATTATGATGAAATCAAAAAGATATATGATGAAAAATACGCTTGGAAACGTGATGAAATCGGAGTTA